GCGCTCGAGAAAGCTCGAGAGCATCTGTGGCGTCAGATTCCACCACGTGGCGATCTCGGCTGGGTGTTCGAGCCAGGGCCGAACGGGACAAACGTCGGACTCATGGAAGGACACCTGATGCAGAACAACGCCGCGGGGGCTCTGAACGACGTGATCAAGAAGATCACTATGGATCATCACGGTACTGATTACAACTTCAGACCGGCGGTGACGGGCGCGCGAATTCAGCCAAAGGACTGGAGCATCGATGAGAAGAACCGTCTGGTATGGATGGTTGCGCGAGCTCCGGATAACGCAGATATGCTCGGATACGTGTACCCTTGGAACGTGTATGTCCAGTCGCAGGGCGACTCGAATTTCACGTTCTGCCATTTGGTCGATATGCCACGCGTCGAAATGAACATGACCAGGTTCACGCTCGATCGAACCATCAGCGTGGATTTCTCGCAGTACGACTCACACTTCGTCTGGCGCTATGCGGCTGAGGTGGTGAAGCAGATGGCTCTTCCCTACTTCAAGAAGTCAGAACATGATCACATCATGCGTCTGGTGTACCATGGCCTTCGTGTTCCGCTCATGGTAGGGAAGGACGTCGTGGCGAAGAATCGTACTGGCGGGATGCCGAGTGGGTTGGGGTTCACGAACTGGGTGGATTCACTCTACAATCTCTGGGCCCAGTTCTTCATCGCTGAGACCATCCACAAGAGTGTGGAGAAGATCCTGGTGAATGGAGATGATGGGCTGGTCGAGTACGATACGCCTGTCACGAGACGGGATGTAGACGCATACTCGAGTGCAGCGATGGAGATCAACCTTGTGATGCACCCGAAGAAGTGTGTTTGGGGCGATCGCATGGAGTACCTTCGTCTACAAGCCGGACCCGGAGTCAATCGCGCCGTATATCCACTCGGCCGAGCGCTCCACAAGCTCATGTTCCGAGAGAGGAAGACAGAGGACTTCACCGCTCGTGATATGAGTCTGCGGAACTGCGAGATTCTGGAGAATCTCGTGAACCATCCGCATCGGGAAGCAGCACGACAGTTCGTCGTCAGGAACGATAAGTACTACGATGAGAACATCGGGCTGTGGGATCCATCGGAACAGCGACAGTTCCACAAGCGTCGGCCACATTCGTGGCTGAAGTAGGAGGAGGTAGAATGATGGAAGGCAACGCATACTTCTCAACCCTTCAAAAGGACAAGGAG